AACGCCCGCATTCCCTTGTAAGCCTGATCCCGCCCGTACTGGAATACGGCGTTCGTCAAGAAGTACGACCTGGTTTTGCTATAACTAATACCGAACATCAGGCCATCACCCCGCGATACCTCGCTCTTACAACACTCACAAACTGTTTTGATTCCAGCATGTGTTCAGGAGAATAAACAGGGTCATTGTCAACCCCGACCCAAGAAAATCCAACCGGTTTCAAACCAGTCAGAAAATCAAGAATCTCCTGCACCAACTGCATCATGGTGTCAATAGAAATGTTGTCGATCTCCGAAAGCTTTTTCAACACACCAACATCCACCTCGACTTCCACAACAATTGAAGATCTACTCAGAATTGTGTGAGTCGTACCTCGTGGAACGACGAGTACCCGAAGTATACCATCCAATGTTTTCAAATCAGCAGTGACATGATAGGCACGCTTTGCAAGGAATCCTTGACTGAATGTACCGGACGTTGCCCCATTCAGTGCAACTACAACGGCTTCTGTAACATCTACTACCTGATTAGCCATACGTGCCTACGTCTCTGACACCAACTTCGTATGAATCCTGTACATCAAGCCATATGAGTCGGCCCACCTAAAGTGGCCGTCCCCAGCGGCATCCAGGACCTCGAACACCTTAACTACTCCATTCACGACTAACTGAATCCGGTCCCCAATAGACGGATTGGTTTTCACACCAGAAACAACCAAACTAGCCGCGGAGATTATGAAGTCGATTGTACGTGCCGTAGTCCTAAAACCCGCCTCATCCATCACATCTTGCTGAGTACTCCCCACCGTTGCCAACACTTGAAACGGAGTGAAACCAGTTCGGGTGTACTGCACCGTCTGCGAGAGTTGTTCTTCCCGCACTGTATTGAAAAATACAAGACCATCAGCAAGAACATCTGCCATTACTAATCCAACTTCACCTGTACTTCGGTATCACCAGAAACGGTCACCTTTACGCACTTGCCGATCAATGCGCCACCAGCACCCGCGGTATGTCCACCTGTTCCACTACCAAGAGTCGTCGCCCCCCAAGCATTACTGGCACCAGCCAGTGTTTCGGTAGTGGCCTTACCGTTAGCCGCCGTGCCATAATTGATGGCAGTTATAACCACAGTCCCTCCGGATACCGCTGCGGTAACCAGGGCATTAGGAGTGCCGCCACCTACACCATTATTTATAGCGGCAACAAGATTCGCTCTACTTGCCGCCACATCAGCACCCACCGCCACCTCATCGGCAACAGCCGGGGTCGTTTTGTAAGTGTAGACCCGTGTATCAATCGTCACCGTTTCAGTAGTTGCAGCAATCACCGGGAAGGTCAACACACCCAATGCGCGTATACCGGAAGTGGCATTAGCAAGGTTTGTGACATCATTCCAATACACCTTGTCCCCCAACGCCAAAACCACGCCAGTCTGCTTCGCAAACTTAGCTACACCACCTACGTGCAAAGCACCCTGTTCGTTGGCGGCAATGGGTTGGTTCGCGACACCTAAAAGGTCCCCGTTAGCAACTACATCACCGGCAAGAACTGCAACAGTAGGCGTGAAGTCGATTGCCACGCCTTCCTGAACGAATGTGGCTTCAAATGCCATGTCAATCTCCAGTAGAACAAAGCATGTCTAGATCAGGACTACTGATCCAAACGAACCCGGACAGTAGCGTCGGCTGCAAGAGCGGCCTTCACACACTTACCAATCAGCATGTTACTCGCCGAAGTCACGTTCGCTTCGTTTGCAGTATCATCCCAATACACCAATGCCCCCAACGAAATCGCCAACGCTGCCGTTTTCTTAAAGTCGAATACCCCCTCTACCTGAATCGCCCCCAATTCGTTAGCAGCAATCGCGGACGACGCAACACCAACAAGTTGCGATACCTCTACTACCTCACCGGCAGCGACAGCACCAGTAGGAGTATAGTCGATTTGCTTCCCTTCCTGCATGTATGTGGCTTCAAATGCCATTCTTCAACTCCTAGCTAAAGACCGATTCCTGTAAGCCAGGACCTGCCTGGACCGGGCAAACCCGGAGCCCTGTATTGTGACGGGCTCCGGGCTGCCACCCTGTCCTGGTCCTAGCGACCAATAACTCACTCGTTGCCTACGCCGCGCCCTTCGACTTCACGCCACCCTTCGGATCCTGCATAGCGACACCGAAATCGTGGAAACCACGCATCTTAATGCCGAGCGTATTGAAGTCAGCATCCGAGGTCTCGATCGTCGGGGCCTCCTGACCGTTCAGGAAGCACGTCTCAATCACTGCCAAGTCCATCGGGTCCGCCAGCAAATACCACGCGGTAGATGAGTTCCCAGTATACGAACTGTTGCTCAGGTAACGTGCAACAATCACGGGGAACTTACCCGCATGCGGGTTGGCCACGGGGAACTTAGTCGAAGCAGTCGTGTCCCGAAGCTCGAGGGACCGGAACAACTGGGCACCTATTGCGGACAGCGCCGTCGGAACGAGCAGAATCTTAGGCATAATCCCAATCGGCTTCCCATCCAGATCCTTCATGTCCATAAACAACTGTTCAGCAGTCGTCAAACTATTGATTTGGAGGTTCGTGGTTGCCCCCTCAAAATAGTTGCTGTTCCCCGACGCGAAGAACGAAGAGTTGTTCATAAACACCGTCCAGAAGATGTCATTGATCTTCAGTCCGGCGCCACGACCCAGCTTCCTCGGAACCGTAGTAATGGCTCCAAGATCGTCATTGATAATGTCCCTCCTATCAATCCCGAGCAACAAGCCGTAAGTGTCAGCCTTGTTAGTGAAAGACTCGTTAGCCAGCGTACCGTGCTTCAATTCCCCGCCCGGTGCCACCTTCTCGTACTGGTCCTTACCAATCAACCGGTAACTGGTAACGGTTTTGAAGTCACTCACCGCCCGAATGCCGGTAATGGCCCGCCACGCTTGCTCGACCATGAAGAATCCTTCCAACAGAAACTTGTTGGCTACGTTGGAAAGAATCCCACCAATGTCAATCGTGCTCAGGCCCTCGGCAGCGTGCAACTCACGCGGGAAAGCATGACGCAACACTGCACGAGGATCGGACTTGAAGGAACGACCCTGGTAACCGTTGTTCCACGCGGCCTGCAAAAGGAGCTCTTGTAGACCAATGCCCCTTCCAAAACGCTTGTGAGCAATGTCAAGCACCTTCTCCTCATACATTGCCTCCAGCTTATCCTCAGGAAACTTAGCTTGCTGGAAACACGCGGCCTCGAGAATCTCACCGGATACCTGTTCGTCCTGTCGAGTGATGATCGTCGCGACCTTGGGACGAATCGCGCGAAGGTTCTCCAGCTCGGCTCGTTCAGCATTCCAACCATCACGAACTGCTTTCTCCTCCATACCAGTAGGAGAATCAGACCCCGCAAACACCTTGCGGATGCCCTCAATACGAGCCAACTCATTTGCAGCCGCAGTACGAATCCTACCTACCTCCTCCTCAGTAGAAGCCGCCACAACAGTCTGTCGAGCCTCGAGCTGAGGCACGGCACTCGCCTGTACTTGAGTCGGAACAGACTCCCCGGACTCCCCAGTCTTCTGCTTGTTCACCACCGGCTCAACGGCCGGCTCTTTTGTTTCCTTGTCCATATAGCCTTCCTCGCGTTGAGCACGAATGGAAGCAGAGGTCCGATGATCTGCCCCTCGGTCAACAAAACTAATCTCCGCTAACTCGGACGTCCTGACGACGAACATCGGACCGCGAAGATTCCGACCGTTAACACTAACAGTCATCTCCGAATCTACGTCGTCAACCTTATCAACAAGCACTCCCACTGAAGATTGCCAGGGGAAGCCCTTCTTACTACTCGCAACTATTTCACGCGCCGCTTCAGTGTCACGTGAAATTACTCCCTCTGCCAACAATTGCTTGCCGCCATCCACAAACACACTTGTAGTATGTCCAACTCCATCACCAGGATCGCGACTGTGATGTGATCTGATAGGGAGCGAACCTCCAGGAATCTTCAATCCAGCAAGATCAATAACTACAGGCTTGCTGAAGAATGCAACACGCATCAATCTACCAGTGTTGGCAACCATTTTGAAGGTAGGAAGCCGAGACGGCCCATCTTCCACAAACTGCACGAATTCGGAAGAGTCCCCATCGTATAACTGGACCACCCTACCAGTAAACGATAACTCCAACATCACATTATTCCCCTACTACTAAGTTCGGGAACGGGCACGGGAATCCTCCATCTCGTCATCCATATCCTTGTCCATATCCTCATCGGGATCGCGACGATCAATCACTTCGGGCTTCCGAGGCTCCGGCATGGGGGACAAACCCAACTGCTTCATCATCGCAACTTCACGAGCCCGTTGTCTCAATTCTGTCTGCCAATCCAAACCCGACCTTGCAAACTCGGCCGCAAGAGTAGTCGTATTGGCAGTGAGTCGCGTGGACTGAGCCGTCGCTTCCTTCGCGGGATCGACGTGTTCGAACCCATCCCAAATCCACTGATGCGAAAGATCAGTCTTAATCAATCTCGCACTCTGTGGCAAGAACCCCTCGATCAACGCCGCCTCGTCCAACCAGGACCGAAATATCCGATCCAGAACAAGTTCTGTCATACGGGCCTGATCCACACGTATGAAACGGTGAAACATCTGATGATCAAGTCTACCGGAGGCGTAGTTGTAATCGGACGAATTTCCGGCAGCTATGTTAAACGGCATGTTCAAACAACGAACAATCTCATTCAGGACCTCGCGTTTGAAATCCCGGTACATCGTAGTGGGTTGTTCAGCCTTAACCTGGCCAATCTTCCATCCTGCCGGCATCGTCATCCAAGTACCACGATCCAACTCAACACTGTCCATCGGATCTACTTGCTCTTCGCCCGCCGCGTCGGTATAGATCACTCCCGACGGAAGAGCTGCCTGCTCCGCAGAACTAACAACAGCAAGTGTATACCTGCGTAACAGAGCAAACAACGGCAGAGCTGAGGTGAGTTCCGGCACTCCACGTGTCTGTCCAGGGCGATCAACTCGGAACAAATGGATGATTGACCCGGCAGGAAGAACATCATAATCACCCAAACCGTAACCGAGATAGGGCATTATGGACCCAGGGTGACGCCGCAAAACGTAGTAAGAAACGGGATTGTCGAATTCATCAAACAAAATTCCATCAACCAATCTCGCATCCCTATCATATGTCAACACCAACGGAGTAGCCACCTGATCCGCTTCGATCACTCTGACATCAAGTTGAACTTCGGAAGCAAGACGAGGATTAGTAGCGAGCAGAGCAAACACTTCACCGGATTCACATTGCGACTGCCGCATCGTATGTAGTTTGCGTGCCAACCCCACCGCCGCCATCCACTCGGTAAATCTACGTTCAACAACCTCGTTCAACGTACCATCGCTGGTAGACATCTGCAAGTGAGGACCACTCCCCACGATATAGTTCGCAAGTGTACTCACAACTCCACGAGCGTAGCTATTGTTGGCAACCTCGTAACGAGCACGAGCGCGCAACGTACAACGAATCTGAGGACTGGCAACGGCATCGGCGGACAACTTATCCGCATTCGCCCAGTGACGACGGTTCTCATCGGTTGTACGCGCGGCATCATATGATGCCTGCATACGCACCCGGCGAGGTTTGGACACTAGGAAGAACTTGGATCTCTTACTCACACGGCACCCGGAGGTACAACCCTTGTCATGCGAACTCCCAAACCCTTCTTCGCTGCCGCCTTTGAACCAAGATAACGATCAGCCTCGATCAAATCCGTCAGATCGTACTGATCAACTGACTGACCATCCACCATAACCCGCTTCGGGCCGGCCACGTTCTTCACCAACGCAACTTCTGCTTCATCCGCCATACAGGAGATTATAGTAACAGAAAAGTAGGGAGAGTGAATGAAATGCTGGGTGTGGAACTACGACATCAATTCGCGTAACTTTTCTAACGCAGCGACATGAATCTGTTTCGCACGCTGATGTGTGACACGTGGAAGACCGTCCCTCGCAATCATACGAAACGTATCACCCATCATCCTACGCTTCACAATGTACTGTTCCCGCTTAGGAAGTTTAGAAACACAATGCATCAACTTTTCAATCTCAGCATTCGGCACATCCAGTTCCGCGTCAGCAACATAACGTGGCCTGGGATCACAATTGGTGGAGAATCGTGCCGCCACCTTCATCTCATTACCCATCGCTCGCGTGATCCAGTTAGTCATACACCGCACAAAAAAGGTGGATGGCTTCGATTTAGTAGGGTGTCGTGTATCATATCTTTGTACGGCGTCGATAAACCCTAATGCAGCCTCTCCAAGCCATTCTTCCCTCTCTCTGATCCCAATACGACCCAAAACAAAATACAGTAAACCCAGGTTGTCCGCAACCAATCTGGACATCGCCTTCGGGTCGCCACGCTGTGCGGCAATTATATCGGGAATGCTCATCACTAGTGTAGGTCGGGATTCCGCCACAAACGAATCACCATTAAGGCGTGCACAATCGTGGTACAACCGTTCAGAAATGCCATTGGCATATCATTGCTGAACGATACGGCGCGCCACGTCATTACCATCATACCAAACAAACCGATCATGTGCAACTGCATACGCGGCAACCAAAGCGCCACCAACAACACTACCGCTGTCAACCAAACAATAAAGTCTATCAACACTGGGTCTCCAACAGTACGCCCTGTATTGCCTCTGCCCCGTCAAACTCAGCAATGTAAGGTAGATTGCGATGCAAACCACGATGATCCATTCCATACCCGACAACGAACACATCCGGAATATCATACAAGTGATAATCAGGATTGCAATTCGGTAGTATCTTCTGCCACTTTCTGACTACCACAGCCGTACGAATTGCCTTCTCATCAATACCAAAATTGATAAGAGATTGTTTAGCCATCCTCAATGTCGTGCCGGAGTCTGCCACATCATCCACGATAAGACAGCGACAATTCCCAACCTTGAAATCGGTATCACATATGAATTCGTTGTGTGAGAATGCAGTACCACGCTCTTGACCGATATACGACGTAATCCTCAACCAACCAACTCTCAGATTCGAAGCCCGCATCTGCCGTATCAAATCTGACACGAACACAACAGCACCTGAAAGAATTCCCACAATCAACAACGTCTCCGTATCCTTCGCCCAAGCATCAAGATCACACGCCAGTTCAGTTATGCGTGACTGGATGGTGCTCTGTGTCAACAACACTTTTCGCATCGGCTAACCTCCTAGCACGAAGCTCGGACAACTTCACACGAACAGCGGAAGTCCTGGGCTTCGCACTGTCAAACAACGACACACCCAATGTCGCCGCGCCTACCGCGCACCCAATCAAACAGTCCCACCAATGATTATCACTGCCACGAACCTTCAACTTCCATTCGTCAACCTGACGGCCGCGACCTTCAGTCCGCACAGGATATTCAGACATGAAATGCCGTACCAGAAGTGAATGATGATCGATCGAACGGCCGAATAGTGAAAGACCACCAGGATCTCCAGATGCCACCCTCCATCTAGCAGCCACAAACGACTTCCAGAAATTCGAATCGAATATCACATAACGACCACGCCTACGCTGTGACTTACCTGGTATTCTCCAGTTCAGCCCGATCTGATCACCGGGCTTCTTTTGGTACTCGGACATCGGCAGTGAAGACGCGCCAACATAATGCCCATGAGAAGGTAGCACCACTGATGCCTGGACAGACTGCTCAACAAAACGATAAACTACATCGGTAGACTGGCCCCATCCGGCGTCAATCAGACACCTAGACAATCTGAGCACGGGGCCATCGGTAATCAACCACTGCTTCTCCAGCAACGATTTCACACAGGCATTCAAGCCTGCAAATATAGTACCCTCAAGACCTGTTCCGGGGTGTGTGTCCCCCAACGTATACTGTAGATTCGGAAGTATAAAATCCCGGCTCTTCTGATCCGGATACGTACCGTAATCCACAATGTAGCC